ACGGAGTTTACCCGAAGAATCACGCAGGGTTACATCGTTTTTGATTTGAAAAGCACGTTCTGCGGCCATCCATAATACTGGAACTTTCTTGAAACCACCATTTGAGGTTACATGAAGATTTAAGGCTTCGTCAATATATTCAAACATTCCAACATCAATATTTTCTAAAGATGATCCTTGAACTGCATATCCATCTGTTTCAACTGCCATTGAACACTCCATCTCTTGCTCTTATACAATCTGCTGTGACTTCGAAGCGATGTTCAATTTGTCCAAACAATTGTTTTGGTTCATTTAATTTAATTATCTCGTAATAAAATTCTCCGTATCTCACGAAGTCTCCCTCACGAACAAAAAGGTTTTGATCTTCTGTCAATCTTCTCTTGTGAAAGTTGACTTTGATGTTGGTTGTCTTATCCAAGCCGACATCTTCAAGATATGTTGTTTCCACTCCGCCGTACTCAACGAGAGCATATACTCTGATTGGGTGAAGAAATGTTTTTTCAATGGCCTCGCCGTATACCGGATGGAAGTTGGTGCGAGACATGTCAATTGGAAAATAAAGGACCTGTTGGCCGATGACCCTTTCAATAATCTCATCATTGACTTGCTTAACAAGGTTTCGCTCCTTCTCTCCAAGAAAGAGAGGAGGCGGTGGAGATGCGGGTTTAGACCATTTGTTGTCTTCAGACATTTACTTTCCTCGGAGCATACGAACCTTCATTCGTCTTTTGTTTTCATTTACGGACTGTGCTGGGAAGAGTTCTTGCATTTTTGCTTTGAGCGGCTTGGAAAATGCTATAATTAATTCAGCCATTTCGTCTGAGTCGTATTGTTCCAAGAGAGCAGCAAGAGCAGCCTTCTCACCTTTTGTGCTTACATCATCTTGATCAAGTTCCATACGGAGATCAAAAGAATCATCAACCTCACCATCTGGGTCGTCTTCAAAGATCTCTTCAACGGAACTATAACTATCAGGACCCGTAATTGTGAAAGAAATAACCGTGCCGTTCCAACTTTCTTCATTACCAGCAGCGATTTGACATTCTTTGTTGATCTCGGTTACCAGAAACTTTTGTAGAGCCTCGTCTCGTCCCAACATTATCAGCAGTTCAGCAGCCTGTCTTGGAGTGTATCCACCTCTTTCTTGAAGAACAGAGAGGTCAATTGCAAGAGTTGAGGTGTATGTAACATCGGTTAGAATCTCAATGGCTCCAACATAATCGTAACTGTTATTTTCCTCTTCCCACTCTTTGTATCGTTCCGCGGAGTAGGCGTCAGAAACTTGAGTCAAGTAAAAGTCGGAGTCATCAATGAAGCCACGGACACCAAGAAGTTTGGTGGCGACTGTATCAAAGCCGTCCTCAACATAAGGATCGGTTGCGAGAGAAAGAGACATCCCGCCATTACGGCTGCTGTCTTCAAGATATTCCAGCATGCCTTGTAGATTTTCAAGAGTAAAGGGATCTCCAATGTCTCTCGCCATTTCTTGAAGGTTGGGGTATTCAATTCTCAAGAAAGGAGATCTAAATGTATAACCACTGATGGGATCTTGCCCACCAGAAAAAGCATCAATGATTTCTGGCTCAATTATGTCGTTTCCATAAGGCAAAGAAAAATTATCTTTATAGTCAACAAAAACTTCATTTACTTCTCTGAATTTATTGGCGACATCTGTTTCCTCTGGAAGTCTAACATAAACTAAAGGAGCAACAGAGTCAATAGAAACAGAACCCTCGTAGTCTTCATCTACAGATACTTGCCACCACCAACGGCCGTCCATACTAGCATTTTGAGCGATGTTCTCGGCTTCTTCTTGTACTTGTCCTAAGTCTTGGCCTGACATCTCTTCATCTGTTTGTGTTCTGAGTTCGTTCTCGAGCGTTTTGTCGTACTTCAAATAACCATAAGATACAAGCTTAACAGGGTCTAAATCAAGAGCAGAGGCAAACATTAAAGGAAGGTTTTGACGAACGGCCATTCCGGAATCTTCATAACTTCCACCAAATCTTTCAAAGTTATCAAGTTCAAGTATAGTGCTGCCGTCTTCAACACCAGCAACCATATTTGGAAAAATCTTTTCAATGTCGTCTTTTTGAATGTTCGCAATGTAATCTCGGACATACTCTTTGAAACCACCAACATCAAGGCCATAGACCTTTTGATCTGGTACGGCAAGCGGAGTCACATTCCCTGTATCTGGGTCTGTAAAAGCGCCTCGTCTGATTCTGATTCTTGATCGTGGCTCAAGAACACCTTCGCCACGCTCTTCATCATAAAACAATTCTTCATCTTCATACTCGTCAAGAGTTTCTTGAGTTGGTTCCATTTCATTTTTTTGAAATTCTTCTTCGGTCACAACATAAGAGATCATTCCATTTGCATAAGCCTCGGCAAGAGCACAAATGTTAAACTGATCAAAGGTTCGTTCGCCCACTTTCCTTGATGGAGGAGAATGACATGATGTAATCTCTGTGAAGTCAGACATTCTATAAACATCAACAGGATGTCGTGAGAAAATAACATAAGCCGGCTTGTAGAGTCCTGAGAACGCTTCCTGCCACTTATACATTTGTGCTTCGTCTGTTGTTATCTGGTAATACTCTTTTGCTTTTTTGAGAATGTAATCAGATAAATAAGAACCTTTTTTAGCAATCCTATCTAGTGGCTGGTAGGCTTCTGAAGGTGCAGCATACATATGTACAGCATTACTTAATCTAACCGCAAGAGGAACTTGTCGCTTTTGAAGTTTGTCCCGAGCGGCGACCAATGCATCCAACTCTTCATTTTCAGCAAGAAACGACCAATCACGTGGAGGATCGAGTTTGTCGCTCCCACCAGAACTGCTAAATCCGCTCACTTTATTGTTGGCTTCTCTAACAGCATCTGTGAGTTCTTGATACTGATCGTACATTTTTGGAAGAGTTTCTTCAAAAGCTTTTACCATATTTTTGATAATCTTTTGCAATGTTAAGGTTATTGTTTTTGTTCTTGGCGTACTATCAATTTCAGTTAGATCTTTCGATGGCCTTACAACTTTGTAGCTTTTTGTAAACTTCAATGGCTGCTTATCAACATGAGGTTCTAGACTCCAGCCACGCTCTTCAAGAAACTTGATGATCTTGCTTAGAGGGTGCTTGTCGTTAACAACCTCAAAATTTCCAAGAATTCTATATTTGTCTCCGAAGATGTTTGAGAAAGGCAACTCGGACGGAGGTATCTCAAGAACCTCTTCAACGAAATCGTATTCTTCTTGAGTTAATTCGTTTAGAACTTGCTTTTTATTTGAATTTATCTTTACTTTCATGATTATCCCACAAAGATTCCCAAAGGAACATATTTTTGAATATTGTTTGTGTTGTCGACAATGTTTTTGTCTGTCTCAATAAGTTTATCGTATGTCATTGCATCCAATTGTTCTTTCAATTCTGTGCGCAATTTGTCTTGTTCATCTTTTGCTTGACTTAGGAGGTCTGCACCATTAAGAGTTACATTGTCTCCGGGAATTGGTACATTATTACCAAATTTTGAGCGAACTTGGCCCAATGTTTCCTTGCTTAGTGCAAGAGCAAAGCGTCTGATCCATTGCTTACCAATTGAGTTGATGTTTTCATAAGAAATATTCTCAAATGGAAGCGTATTCATATTGTTCACACCATCCTGACCGTCATTATATTCGTCAACCCATGTTGATTCCCTAATTGAGAAACGAAACCAGAACTTTTCTGGTGATACAGAAGACGGAATTGGAAAGAGTCTTAATTTATTATCAATAATCTCATATGAATAATGAGATGTGCGAGTGTAAAGATGATCTTCATATTGAATCGCTTGGAGTTTGTTTTGCCAAACTGGGATCACCTGCCACGTTGAATCATCCGCATATTGTCCGTAAGAGTTTAAGTTACCAACAACATTGAGTCCACCGTAGTAACCATAGAATCTCCACATTTGTCGTGGAGAAACATAGAAAACATCTCTGATTACAATTCTTTTTGTTCTATCAATATCAGCATAAGGAACACCTCCGGCCTCTGCTGATGCTGATACAATTGCTTGGAGGTCATAATCTTGTTTGTCTGATACTGTATCAAATGAAGCGGAATAAATTGGCTGAGTTCCACCAAAACCTGCTTCGTGAGAAAATTGTTGCCCAACCTTCATGGCATAGCCAAAGTTGAACTTTGGATACTTTAGTTCAACACCTGTCTGACCAGATACAATATTGCCATCTTGATCAAACGATCCTGTTGGGTTGCCCAATGTGGAACCAAGAGTGTTTTTTGCCTGATGTAAGTTGACAAGATAAGAATATTCTAGAACTGCTTCTTCGTAGTTAGCATAGACATTCTCTGCTTTGATCTCAATATCAAGGACATCTCCGCCAATCTTACGATATGTATAAGCAACTTGATCTACAGCACCAGAAATAAAGGCATCTGAAGTATAAATACCAAAAGGCAGGGATGGTACTACATCACCTGCCGTTCCAGTTGGCGGAAGAACAATCGCTGATTGTTGAGAAGTTGGTGTTAAAGTTGGAAATGCCATGCATGAACCCTCCGATCATAGTAAATAGTTAAAACAGGGGCTTGTTTCCCTTTTAATCTTCAGAGTGATTATACCACTTTTTTTTCAATCTCTTTTTTTGCTTGCGGTTTTGGTATTTTGGTTTCTCAACAATTTCTTCTTTTTTGTCTTCTGATTCAATTATCTGCTCAGGTTCTTCATTTTTTTCAACAGGGGTCTCAACAGACTCTTGTTGTTTCTTTTTTTCTTCAAGAGCCTTAAGTTTTTCTTTACGCCGAGCAAGCAATATTTTCTGCTTTGAATCCATACTTATTCTTCTTTAGCTTTTGTAGTTTTTCTTTTGCGTCGTCTCTTGGGCTTTGGTGCTTCTTCTGAAACTACTTCAGGAGTAGGCTCGGGAGTAGGTTCTGGAGCAGGCGCTTCTTCAACAACAGGCTCGGGAGCAGGAGCAGGCTTGGGCGCTGGTGCTTTTTTCTTAGCAGGAGCAGCAACTTTAACTTCTGCTTGTGCAGCAGCTTCAGCCGCCTTTCGGCGAGCCCATAATCTTTTCTTTTTTGGTTTCATTTTATCACCTCAAATATACAATAAATAGTTAAAAACAAAGAAAAAACCCCCCGATCCGAAGACCGAGGGGCTAGGTAGTGAGAGCACTAGTTCAAGAACTAGGAACCAGACTCACCAAGAAGACCACGAACGATAACAAGACCATACATGTCAGGACGAACCATCTTCTTAGCGTAACGAGTCATTACGCCTTTACGAGGAACGAAGTCCTCTGGTCCAAAGATGGTAGGTGTGGTTTGGAGAGGTACGTAAGGAGCGTACACATAACCGCTTTCAAGGAAAGAAGCACCACGACGACCAACAAGAAGAACGTTACGTGGGAAGTAAGGATCAACCATTACGTCAAACTTACGGCTAAGAGAACCAACCTTAACAGCACCGATTTCGCCTTTGTCAGCATCAGCGGTAACGTTAGCACGGAACCCAGCGGTGAACTCAAGAACGTTAGCAATCTCAGGACCGCAAACAACAAAGTTAGCACCACCACGAAGTGTCTTTCTGTGAATTTGAGCAGATACATCATTGATGGTTTCAATGAGGGTTTCGTACCACTCAGAAACGGTACCAGTGAAATCAGGAGCAGCAGCTTGAGCACCAATTTCAAGACCGGTCTCACGATTTACAAAGAGACCCGGTGAACGAGACCAGTAGAAAGTACCAGCGGTTGCACCGTTAACGAGATCAGCAAGGATCTCACGATCAATTTCAAGAGCGATTTGCTCAGAAAGGATTGAAGTAAGCTCAACCTCTGCATCCAAGTTGTGGTAAGCGTTGAGGTCTTGTCCCAATTCTGGGGTCCACTTAGCTTTCAACTTCTTGGTTTGAGCGGTGATTGCAATTGAATCAACCTTGATATCAATCTCTGGGATCTCTTCAGAGCCTTCAAGTCCCCATTCAACACCACCACGGATAGAACCAAGAGCACCAGCATCTTCAAGAGTATCGGTTTTAGGGTATTCCAACACAACATTGTTGGTAGTTGCAACGGTTCCGGGATTAACACCAGTAACACCATTAGAGCCAGACACACCAAAAACGACAAAGGTTAAAGTGTCGCCAACAGCATTAGCGCTTGTCAAACGACGAATCAAGTTAGCATCACCATCAATACCAGTAATTTGGCTAATAGCACCTGTGATAGCAGAAAGGTTTCTCATATCCAAATTGCTAAAATCAGATTCAGGAGCAGTAAACGCTGCCCAAGCATACGCATCAGAAGTTCCAGAAAGAGAAAGAATATCAGCATCAAACTTAAGATAAGTCTTCCAATCAGCAACACTAGCAGCAATTGCACTATTATTAAGAACACCAGAACCAGCTAAAGTAAGGTCAATTTGGTTACTTCCAGTTGGAGAAGCATAAGCGTAACCAACAGCATTACGAGGGCCAGAAAGGTTACCTTTGTAAGTGTCTACAAGAGAAACACCACCAGTGATTTCTGAACCGACACGGTTGGTACCGTAAATTGAAGCGTCAGAAAGGTTACCCATACGACCTTCAGAAGCACGAGTACCAGAACCTTGATCACCACTAAAAGTAAAGTCAAGGAAGAAAATGAGACCAGAAGGAAGGCTCATTGGTTGAACACTAACAAGGTCGTTAGCGATAAGTCCGGCGAAAACACGACGAACGATTGGGAAAGCAACAGCAGCGAAACCTTCAACGTCACCACTAGCCATGCTAGAAGACTCACGAAGAAGTTCTTTTGCTTGGTTTTCCAAAAGACGGGCCATAGATGAACGCTGACGCTCATCAGTGATGCCCTCAAGTAGACCTGTTTGGGACCACTTGTTAAGAAGAGCTTGTCCTTCTTTCGCCATATCGCGTTGGACAATACCTTCTGTAAGGGTTTGTACAATAGACATTTTTAATACCCCATAAATGATTAATTAATGCCAGCGAGTTTTTTCATTCGGTCAGCAAAAGACATGGACTCGGTAACCACGTTGTCTTTGCGCCTAGGCATAATTGCTGATAAGTTAGATCTTCTATTCACAGACTCGCTCAGTGATTGTGGACCGCTCTTTGAAGAGGATCCCACTGTAGCAGTTAGAGTCTCGTGGAGAGTCTTCGCTTCTTCAGCAGATGTTGCCTTAGCGATGGCTTCAACAATTTTAGATTTTTGTCGCTCATTCAGGGAGGCATCGCTCAAAGTCTTATTTGAGTAAACAAGACGAGCATTAGAAACCAATGCTTCATCAAGTTTAGTTTTGAGTTGTTCTACAACTCCTAAAAGTTTTTCAGTATCTTGGGTTGTTTGTCTCAACGATTCTTCAAGTCCTTCGTACTTTTCTTTGTACATATCGCATTCTTCTTTTGCTTTGCGAAGTTCTTGATCGTATTCTCTGGTACCAACATCGGTTGTAATCCAGCCATGCTTTTCTTCACCTGTATCAACAGTGAGTTCTTCGTCAAGTTTTTCTTTTTCTTCTTCCTCGGACTCTTCTTCAGACTCTTCTTCAGACTCTTCGTCTTCGGTGTCTTCGTCTTCTTCTTTCTCTTCAGCAAGGATTTCAGAAACCATGTTCATCATCTCTTGGAGTGTCAATTCTTCTTCGTCACCGAGATCACCGCCAAGGTCAAGATCGGCA